CGCATTTGATAATTCTTTCGACACCCCCGACTTCATCAAAGACATTGGCAAGTCGCTTGGTTTCGGACGTAAAAATTCCACGCCTAACGTGATAAAAAGTTTGACGCAGATTGGCGGAGGCGGCTCTGGCGGAGTTGGCGGTTCGGGAATTGGTTTGGGCGGATTGGGCATTGCTGGATTGCTCGGCAAGATGGCGTATGACAACGCCAAAGACGCCAAGGGCGTGCCGCTGACACCGTTGACGCAGATGTCACCGGCTGGTCGGTACAACATTGAGGCTGAAGTAGCTCGAAGGATGGGTAACTCAAGGCCAGACCCTGTTGAGTTTGGGTTGTTGCCAGAGGGAACATTTCCCACGCTGAGTGGCGGAAGGCCAGAGGTTGAGCGCAAGATGCAGTATGGTGGCCCCGTCATGGCGTATGCCGAAGGCGGTAATGTCGATAGCCAAGAGTTCAAGAAGATGGATGGCAAGATTGCGGGAGAGGGAACAGAAACTAGCGATGACATTCCTGCCATGCTATCTGACGGCGAATATGTTATGACTGCACGCGCAGTGCGCGGCGCTGGAGCTTATGAGATGAAGAAGAAAGGCGGCATCATCACGCTCGAAAAAGGCAGCAAAGAGAGTCGAGACGACGGCACAAGCCTAATGTATGACCTAATGTCAATCTTCGAGAAAGGCGCGAGGGCATCAGCATGAGTCAACGAGCTTCCCCGCAGGCAATAGCCTTGCAAGCGCTTTACGCAAAATCGCCAGAAGTGACGGCGATGAATAGAAGAACTAACGATATAGCCGCTCAATATGGAATGAATAGTCCAGAGTACAATGCGTCTGTCGAAGAGCTTTTTGCTCTTCAAAATAAACTCGGAACAGAGGCTGGAATTACGGGCGATCAAGGACAGACTATGATCAGCGGCCCCACTCCATCATTTGACTCTTTTACGACAAATATTGTGCCAGAGACTGACCAATCCGCCGCTCAAAATTTTAATTACGACCCAGATGAGTATTACGATGGAGGTTACTTAGAGTCCTTGTCGGGCGTGGGTAGAAACTTGGACGGTTCATCAGGAGGTCGAGATCCGAGTGATTTTTTTCACTCCACTGGCACGACTGTCTATACAGATTATGATCCCGCCACTCGAACAGTAGCGAAAAGCATTGGCGGTATCGCTGGAAATATAGATCAGGGCAGGGTAAACGTCGATGCGTTAGCGATGGGCGGCAGTTCTGGCTACGACTCAGAATTTGCTCAAGCATTTCAACAATTTCAGGCTAGGCAGGCGCAATCTCAGCAAGCACCGACTCAGCAGCCTACAGAACAGCAAGCACCACAACAATTCAGCAATGACGGCAGTGCTCCTGCTGGCTCAGGGCTAGGCTCTTTATCGCAGCCTGCATCCCAACAGCCTGCAAATATGTATGCGGGTCAAGACACAAGCCAGAATCCATACGTCAGCGGCATTACCCGCGATGACACATTTATGGATCCGTACACGCAACAATTGCTATATGGTCTGGGCGGCATAGGCGGATTCATACCGGGCGCTATGCGTGCCGCAGAGAGAACCTTTTTTGACGATCAGGGTCGCCCTATTGTCATTGGTAAAGAGACTGCAGGTTTTTCTCCAGATCAGATTATTGCGCAGACTCTGGCTCGAAACCAGATCGGCTCGATGTCTCCCTACCTGCAAGAATCTGAGCAGGCGTTTCGTGGTGGCCTTGATAGTTTAAAGCGCGGTCAAGCGGCTCAGGTTGGTCAGGCACAGAGAGGCTTTGGTGAGCTTCAGAGGGGTGCGAGGCAAGAGAGTCAGCAGCGGTCGCTTGGCCTTGAAGATGCGCTCTACGGCATCGATAGAAATATGTTGGAGCAACAGGCAGCTCAGGTTGGTCTTGAGGGCGACATGGCTAAGAGATTGGGCTTGGCAGGAGGCAGTGTCGGCAGGTTTGGCACAGATATTGATGAGTCTAAAAATATGTTGCGGCAGACAACCGACAGGTTTGATCCAGAATCGACCAGTCGTTTTTATGATCCTTATGAGGATCAGGTCGTGCAGCAGGTAATCAGAGACGCGACAGAGCGCCTGACGCTTGACGACATTCGGGCAAACGACAGGAATATTGCTGACGGTGGGCAGTCTGCGTTTGGATCACGGGCTAGGTTGTCAGCGTCTGAACGCGCAAAGGCGATGGGCGAAGGTCTGGCTAAACAGCTAGGCAATATTCGTAGCCAAGGATATCAGAGGGCGCAAGGTTCAGCCGTGCGAGATTTTGAGAACCAGCAAGCCGCACGAAGATCTGCATCTAGCGGTTTGGCTGGCCTGTCTGGTCAGCAGTTTAATGCTCAGGGCGGATACGAGGGGTTGCTCGGATCTCAGGCAGCGCAGCGCTATGACGCGGCAACTCAGCTAGGGAATAAGGCATACACGTTAGGCTCTGCGGGTCAGCAGGCGCGAGGAACGGCAGGTTCTGGTGCGCTCAACACTGCAGGGCAGTTGGCCTCTGGGTACGGTCAGCTCGGCAGCTTGTACGGTAACGTAGGCACTGGTCAGCTTGCCGCGCAGTCTAACTTTGGTAACCAGATAACTGGTCTGGGCACGCAGGCACGGGCGGCAGGGGCGCAAGATGTTTCTTCAATGGGCACTATGGGCGGTCAGATTCAGGGACAACGGCAGACTGATCTTAACGCTCAGAGAGATAATCTAATGCAGGCGCAACAAGCTCCTCTAGCCCAATATAATGCCTTATCGCCTTACATTACGACTGCGGTTCAAGCTGCAGGCAGGGGATCTCAGGTTAGAACTAACTTCGCTCCACCCCCAGATCCCTTTACTGTGGGGCTTGGCACTGGTTTGAGTGCCTTGGGTTCGATTGGAAATTACGCCAACCCCTATGGCAACAGGAATAATTACCAGCCAACAGGCATTCAGCCAACAGGCACTCAACCAACAGGCACTCAGCCAGCAGGCGTTCAGCCGACGCAATATAACCCCAACAGCGGAGGCGGTTACAACAATATGCCGTACAATCCAAGCGGTGGTGGTGGATATGGGCCAATGCCTGCGCCTTATTACCCGATGCCGCAGATGCCGGGCATCTATCAGACAGGTACGCAGCCGATTCAGGATCTTGATCCTTCTCAATATGGCAACCCGTATGGTCAGTCGATGCCAAATCAACCGCAGACTTATTACGCATAGGTGAAGCCATGATATATCCAAATCCTTTTGACGTGATGGATCCTAACGCTCCAGCTAACGCAGCCGCGTCAAGCGCGATGGGCGCTATTACTGATGCGGTTGGTCAGATGCCAGATCCTATGGCGATGAGTGGTGAGCTAAATCAATCAGATACAAGCGACGTTGACAGCCAGATTAGTGAGATCATGGCGCAGTTAAATCAGGTAGAGCAGCAACCCAAGGCGTTTGATCAAAATTTTGAAAACTATCGTAACCGTTTGTCTGGGGTTTTTACAAGATCGCCGAGGCCAACTATTTTTGATCTGGCGTCAGATCTTGGGGCGTCACTTTTAGCCGACACGACTCAGGATCCTTATGCCGGTCTTGGCAGAGGGTTCTCTCAGTTCAATAAGCGCTTTGAAAAAAACAAAAAAGAAAGGATAGCGCTAGACCAACAGATTGGAATGAAGGCTATGGAGATGGCCTTAACCGATGAGCGTAACGCTGAAAAATATTTAAACGAGCGGTTGTTAAAAAGAATTGAGCTTAGCGGAAAACCTTTTGCGCCCCTCATTTACGAGATTGACGAGCTTGGCGTAGACGGAAGCTCAACGGGAAAGAGGGTTCAGGTTCAGGTTGACCCAAGAAATATTTCTGAAGTTCAAGCGATTAAGAGCAATCCAAGCGCCAAGTTGATCAGGGGATCGCAGGTTAACATTAACCAAAGCACATCAAAGCCATCAGAATTTGATAAAGGGCAAGGAAAGAACCTTGCTGCTCTTTATAATAGAATTGATGAAGATTACGACAACGCAAGAAGCCAAAATGACTTAACGAACAGTTTTCTTTATCAATTAAACAAACTGGGAGAAGAGAATTTTGGATCAGTGGCGAGTAGAGCATTAGGAGCAAGAAAACTTTTATCAGAGCTTGGGCTTACATCAGGCAAGGACATTGGAGACCAAGAGTTGGTAAATACGCTTGGAACAAGGATTGCTATGGGCCTTGTTGGTCAGACCAAGGGCGCAATTACTGAGATGGAGATGAATTTATTTATTGCCGCGTCACCATCCCTTGCCTCTAGCTACGAAGGCGCTATTCTACAGGCCACTTATCTGCAAAGAATTGCAAATATGAAGATGAAGGTATCGGAAGAGTTTAACGATGCCGTTGCTAATGGGCTTCTGGATGGCGCAGATAATGACGCAAAAAAATACAGCATTGCCAAAGGTTGGGAGCAAAGATGGCATAAAAATAACCCCCTGTTTACTCCTGAAGAAACGCAGGAGCTAAGAAATTTTGCTGCAAAAGAGCCAGAAGTTGCTAAGGCTTTGAGAAAAGAAATAAAGATAGATCAGAACTCTCCCAAATCTACTGATACCGTAGTAGATGCAACGGGGGACTTTGAATGAGTGAAACTAAAACAATAACAATAGACGGCTTGGAATATGTTGTGCAAGACTATGTAACTGAGGAGTCTGCTCTGGCAAACCCTAAATTTGCAGCTCGCCACGCTCAAGCAATGGAAGAAAGAATAGCCGCTTTGGTTGCCCCGACCGAAGAAGAACTTTCGCGTGAAGACGAAAAGTCTGGCGTCAAAGATGCGCTCTTGGCAGGGTTGTCAAATGATCAGGGCTATCAAATATCTTGGTTGGCAGGCAATCGTTTTCCAGAGATACTAGAAAGAGGCCAAGACCCGTCGAACTATTATTTTCTCGACGAAAACAACGACATTAGTTACGTCGATCCCTACACCGGCAAGCCTACAAAAGAGTTTGATGATAATTTTTTTGGCACGCTAATGAACACTTACGGGATGGTTGGGCCAACCGCTCAGTTCTTAACCGAGGCGGTTCCGGCGACTGTTGCTATGGGTTTAGGGGCTTTCTTTGGAGGAATACCCGGCGCTATGGTCGGTGGAGCGGGTGGATCAGCGGGTGGAGCAACAATTGCCGGTGCATCTAGGATGGGCATATCCGCCGCATTTGACGGGCCACCACTTAATGTTGCCCAGATGAAAGAAGACTTGGCATATAGCACTGCATTTGGTGCTATTCCAATTGGCGTTGGTGGTGCAAAGGGGCTTGGAAATATTTACAAGTCGGTTAGTGGAAAGTTTCCAGATGGTGACGGTCGTAGTGTTCTTGAATCAATCATGCGAGAGGGCGGAAATACCGTTGACGAAAAAATTGCATTTGCTAAGAGCAAATATGACGTAACCCTCACTCGCGGTGAGGCTCAAGAAATAACGAGCAATGCAGGTATGCTTCAGAGATATCTGCAGATGCAGGGCGGATCTCAGAAGATATGGGACTTTTATCAGAATCGTGCGCTTCAAATTGAAGAAGTTGCTGAAGAGTTTTTTGATGGAATAATTCAGGGAAAGTATCCTAAAGGAAGCCAAGGTAGATCTGCATCCACCTACCCCAGACTATCTGGCAGGATGGGTTTAGAGCCAGAAGTAGATGTTGCTAAAGCAGCGGCTGAGTCATTAAAAACACTTGCAGATAGAAGGATGCAAAGAGCTGCGCCAGTATATAAAAACGCCTATGAGCTTGACGTAACTATTGACGTTTCAGATGTCGCATCACAAATTAAATCAAAACTTGATGACCCAAACTTTAGTGGGCCATCGAGAGCGGCTTACAAATCAATTTACGACGGTCTTTTGGATAAAACTAGGCCAATTAAAGACGAGGCTGGTAAGGTCGTTGATTATGAGTTGAGGGACAGCACAGAGTTGTTACACTTATCCCTGACAAATAGTTTTAAAGACACCATAGAAACTGTTATTAAAGAAGGACGCGGTGTATTAAAGTACGAGATTTCTGCATTAAGGTCGCAAATATCTAAAAAATTAAAAGAAGCCAACCCAGAATTCAAGAGGGCAAATGAAATTTATGACCCTAGCAAGGGGCATCTTGAAATTCTTAATAATTCGGCAGTTCATAATTTTGCAAATGTTGCTAAACTTGGTGGAGAAAGAGCGGCAGGG